GTAAGATGGAAAATAGAAATTTAGAATTTTGGAACAAAGGTTGGGAATTAACCTACGAGTTTTTAGGTTGGCAATATTCAATTGCAGGAACTTGGGAATTTAACGACTATGACGAAGTTTCGGAGTATGCGTTTATTGAATTAGATGTTGATGTTAGCGAAAAGTGGTTAACAGAAACAGACGACAATTTACAACCGTACGTTCTTGGGGTTCGTATTTTAGAAGATTTACGTTTAGAAATGCAGGAAGCAATAAACAGTGATTTGGTACATTATAACTTCTGGGAATGGAAAGCGAGTAACGATGAAAGTAACTATAATTTTTACCACGAACTATGACAAGCGGAACTATATACGACCAATTAGATTGGTGGCAAAGACAAGATAGGGGTTCATTTGATTTAGGGTTATACCTTGAGATTTGCAGAATTAAAAAAAACGAGAACCAAAAACAAAAAACTATGAAACGATTTAAAGCAACATTTAAAACTTGGGCGTATGTTGGCGCTCCTATGAAGTTAGAAACAAGAATTGTTGAAGCTTACGACACTCAGCACGTTAAAAACTTAATACAAAAAAACGATGATATTATAATTGAAATTAAACAAATAGAAAAATGAATCAAAACAAAATGTACAGGTGTATAAAACTTATGGAATATCTTCAAGAGAAATCAAGAAATATGAATACAATAGCAAAATATTTAAATGTAAGTATGAGAACAGTTTACCGGTATCTTAAACTTTATGAAGCACTTGGATATAAAGTAAAAAAAGATATGTTTAATAAAGTAAAAATAGAAAAATGAAAACAGCAGTACAAGAAGTATTTAGCGATTTAGAAAAATTGCATCCAAATTTATTAAATGTTTACACAACGGAAGGTAAAGAATTTATTAACCACTTTCATAAATATTTAGAACTGGAAAAACAACAAATAGTTGAAGCACACGGAAACAAATTAAAGAAAAGTAAAGACGAAGGAAATTACGAATATTGGTTTAGTGGCGAAGACTATTACAACAAAACATTTAAAAACACGAAACAATGATAGAACTAATAAAAGAAATAATAGAACAAGACGGACTTGCACAAAAAAACCGAAAACGTGAAATAGTACACAGGAGAATTTATTTGTTTAGGAAGCTGCGAGAAGACGGACACACACTAAAAGGAATTGGAAGCCTGTTCAATATGAACCACGCAACAATATTACACGGTTTAAAAACTTACCAAGATTTAAGCGATGTAAAAGACAAGTTATTTTTACACGACATTGAGTATTATAAATTACTTTTGAGTTTAGAACTTCCAGAACTTGACTTGCGTAAAGAAATAAAAGAAGCAAAGAACTTAAAAGACTTGCGTAAAATTCAGTTAAGAATAAAAAATAAATTTTATTAATTCGTGTTTATGTTAAATTAATTATTAAATTTGCGATATGGTTCGGTCTCACGTAATAGAACAAAAAAAATTATTAACCCTTGTTAATGAAGCAGAAGTGAGACCCTGCGGATTCAACAGGGGTTTTTCATTTAAAAAAATTTAAAGTATGAAAGGTTGGATTAAAATACACAGGTGCTTATTAGAAAACCCAATTTACAATTGTGAGCCATTTGATAGGACACACGCTTGGATTGATTTATTATTATTAGCAAACCACAAAGAAGGATATTTTTATAAACGTGGTATTCGTATTGATGTAAAAGAAGGGCAAGTTGGTTACGATATTGATAGTTTAGGTAAGCGCTGGAAATGGTCAAGGGGCAAAGTTGAAAGGTTTTTAAATTCGTTAGAAAATGATAAAAATATAGTAAGGCAAAAAAACAATGTAACTACTTTAATATCAATAGTTAAGTATAAAGAGTATCAAGCAAACGATAAAGCAAACGAACACCAAACGATAAAGCAAACGAACACTAACAAGAATGTTAAGAATGAAAAGAATGAAAGAAGTATATTTATAGAACCTACTTTTAATGAAATACTTGAATATTGTACACAACGAAAAAACGGAGTTGATGTAAACAAATTTTTAAATTTTTATTCTTCTAAAGGTTGGATGGTTGGTAAAAATAAAATGATAGATTGGAAGGCTTGTGTAAGGACTTGGGAAAAACCAATAGAAATACAAGAAGTTAATGAACCTAAAAAATGGAAAGCACCGTGGAGTTAAATGGATATAAAATAACCGAAGCTGGAGACGTAATTACTCAACTATTTAAATATAGAGACAATTACAATAATAAAGGCAAATATTTAGGATTTAAAAGTTTACACGAACATTATTCTATGAGTTTAGGAAATTGTACGGATTGGACAGGTTTTCCTATGAGCGGTAAAACGCAAGTATTAATGGAATGTTTAATGAACACTTCTAAATTTTATGGTTGGAAGCATTTAGTTTATTTCCCTGATGTTGGTTCTAATGTAGAAATAATTGCTGATTTAATACATAAGAAAACAGGTAAGAGTTTCAACCCTTTAGACCGTAACACGATTGAAGACAAAGAAATTACACAAGCTATTGATTGGGTTTTAGAACATTTTAAGGTATTAACTAAAAAAGATGTTAAGGCAAAACTAACACCAATTCAATTTTGGGATATGGCTGTTGAACTAAAAAAACACGATGAACTACACACAGCTTCAATTGATAGTTGGAAGGACTTAAACCACCCTTATAACGATTATGGTGGCTATGCACAATATTTAGAATATGTTTTACCCTACAGAAATCAAATAGCAGAAGACAACGATTTACATTTGCATACAATTATACACCCTAAACTAACTGAAAAAGAAAACGGAAAAAGAAACGCTCCTGTTCCTTACGATTTAAAAGGTGGCAGCGAATGGTTTAATAGTGGTAAATGTATGATAACAGTACACAGGCAAGACCCAACTTTTAATTTAGCTGAATTACACTTTAATAAAATTAAACCACGTTCAAACGGAAATATTGGAATGATTGAAATTTGGTTTGATAAAGAAAAATTGTGTTACTTTGAACAATCAAATCCAGCGCCAAATGTATATGAAAAAACTTTTGCTTGTAAACAAACAATTTAAAAATAAAAAAAATGGAACTTGACTTATTGAGCAGTAGAATTAATCTTAATCACACTTGTTTAAAATTACAAGTAAGCATTGAAGACATAAAAACGAAACATACTAACCGAACAGATTTAATAAGTTCAATGGAGCAAAGTTTACACGAAATTAAAAAAGCAATGGTTGTTTACCAAACTTTAGAAAAAGAGTTTAGAGCGACAAGACAAATTAACTTTGATTTACAACATATAAATTTAGAGTTAAAACAGGATGTAAAAGACTTAAAAAAAATAATAGAATTTAACAACGCAGAACTTTGAAAACACGAACTAAAAAATGTTTTAACTGCAAAGAAGAATTTACACCGTTTAGCACACTACAAAAGTTTTGTTTAAAAAACGAATGTATAAAAGCAATGGTTGAAACGCAGAAGTTAAAGGAATGGAACAAGAAAAAAAAGAAATTAGTTGAAGACTTAAAAACCGCAAACGATTATTTAAAAATAGCGCAACAAGTGTTTAATAAATTTATTCGTGTTCGTGACGCTGGACTAAATTGTATTTCGTGCAACAAACCTTGTAAAAAAGAAAATGCAGGACACTATTATTCGCAAGGCGGACATAGTAACGTAAGGTTTAACGAAGACAACGTACACTTGCAATGTGAAGCTTGTAACACTTATTTAAGCGGTAACTTGTTGAACTATCAAATAGGTATTGAAAAACGAATAGGAGCGCAAAGATTAATGGAGCTTCAGGCAAAAGCACACGAAGTTAAAAAATGGACAAAAGACGAATTAAAAGAATTAATAGAAACCTATAAACAAAAACTAAAATGAATTATAACAACGACTTTAAACACGATTTAGAAATAGGGCAAGTATATGAAAAAGAACTTGGAAACTTACTGCAAAAAAAAGTAGAAGTTAAACGAGACTTTCGTTGTTTAGAAACTAAAAACGTTTTTGTAGAATATGAAAGTAGGGGCAAACCTTCAGGAATAGCAACAAGCGAAGCCGACTATTATTGTTTTTGGTTTAGCGATGTTCACTGCGTAATTATAAAAACGGACAAATTAAAAGAACACTGCCGTAAATGGATAGGAACAAACCGCGATGTTTTAGGCGGTGACAATAACACAAGCAAAGGTATTTTACTACCAATAACAATTTTTTTTGAAAATATTTATTAAAAATAGTTGTTTATTAAATAGATATTCTTATATTTGCATATATTATTAACTTAAATTATTTAACTATGAAACATTTATTTAAAAGTTTAGCAGCGTTCCAACAAGAAGTTCCTGTTATTCACAAAGCAACACAAGGTTACGGTTACACTTACGCAGACTTACCGAAAATTTTTGAAGTAATTAACCCGTTACTAAAAAAACACGGTTTAGGGTTTACACAACTAATTAACGGAACACAAATTGCAACTTGTTTATTTCACGTTGAAAGTGCTGAAAGTATTGAAAGTAAAATTGATATTCCGCAAGGAGTAATTTTAAAAGGTATGAACGAGTTCCAAGTATTAGGAAGTGCAATAACTTACTTGCGTAGATATGCTTTAAGTTCAATGCTTGGTTTAGTTACGGACAAAGACACAGACGCTTCTGGAGAACAAGTAAAACACGAACCAAAAAAAGCAACCATAGACAACGCAAGGTTTCAAAAAGCTATTGACGCAATTAGCAAAGGAGAATATACAGTTGAAGAACTAACAACAAAGTTTAGTTTAACACCTGCACAATTAAAAACGTTAGAAGTATGAAGATACGTTGTTCAGCATTGGGGCGGTTGATGACCGCTCCACGCACCAAGACCGAAATATTAAGCAAAACAGCAAAGAGTTACATACAAGAACTTGTTTTAGAGCACAAGTACGGCATTAAAAAAGAGTTTTCAAGTAGATACACCGACAAAGGTTTACAATGCGAAGACAAAGCAATTAGCTTGGTAAACGATGTTTTAGGTTTAGGGTTTATATTTAAGAACGAAGAACATTTTAATAACGATTGGATAACAGGAACACCGGACGTAAACACGAATGAAATTTTACTTGATATTAAATGTAGTTACGAAGCACACACGTTTCCGTTCTTTGAAGACGAAATACCTACAAAAG